TTATTGTTGGTGACGATAAACAGCAAGAGTTGGTAGACCATATCGTTGACTTCAACGACTTGGTAGAAAAGATTTATGATTTTGCATACGACCAGAGTGAGTTTAGTTTTGTTGTCTTACTCGGACGAGTTGAAGATGATGAGTTTATTATTGATGCAGTTCCGCAAGACCAGTATTTTCCGCAGAGAGATGGTAGTGTTATTTTTGCGAGTTATGTTGTAAAGCCGAACGCTACTGACCCGACTACTGATGTATGGTTATATACGCAACATTACCGTATTGAAAATGGACACGTTGTTATTGAACGTGAATTACACGATACACTTGTTGGTTCATTAAAAGGTTCTAAGGTTGAGTTGAGTAAATATGATACTTCATTATTGCCGAGAGAAGAGATTAAAGAGTTGGCGTACTTGCCGATAGTTCAGATTGATAATGGACGAAAGCGTGGCACTGGTTTTGGTAAGAGTGATTATGAAGATATTTTGTCAAACCTTTCTGAAATCAATGAGCGTGTTTCACAGATTGCGATACAGTTCTTGAAAGCGCTTAATGCAAAAATGATTTTGCCTGCTTCTATGAAAAACCAAGAGGGAGGTGTAAATCCGTTTGAATACGTTATGATTGATGACAATTCGCAGATGCGTATACAACCTCAATATCTTTCGTTGAACAATCCTCTTATCAATGAAGCGTATACTCATATTGAAAAGCAAATAAATATGATAAGTTTTGTTACGAGCGTTCCTGCATTTGAATTGACTGGTAATACACAACCAGAGCGTGTTGAAAGTTTGCGTATTAAATTATTCTCGGCAGTACGTAAAACAACTCGTAAAAGAATGAAGATGAAAAATGGATTGGATTGGCTTATTCGTATTGGTCTTATGATGAAAGGAATTGCTGAACCAGAAAAAATAACAATCAAGTTCGGTGATGTATTGCCAGAGGACGCATTAACGGAAGCGAACATTGAAGAATTGAAGTTGCGCAATGGTTTGATAAGTAAACGTTCTGCAATGAAGAAATTAGACGGAATGACTGATGAACAGGTTGACGCAGAAATTGAAGAGATGAATGGTGAAAATGCAGTCGCAGGGGTGTTTCCTCAAAACAATCCCCCGCAGATATAGACGAAACAGCATAAAATTAGGTCAATTTAACGAGTTTATACTATGAACTTACCAGATACCTTAAAAGTTGGCGCACGTGAAATACAGGTCAAAATAGCGACATTACCTCCCGACATATTGGGAATGTATCACCCTGATACGTGGACTATTGAAATAAGTGATGCCCTCACCAATCCGTCACAAATTACGGAGGTCTTTATCCACGAAGTAATGCACTCTATAAACGACTACATTGCTTTTGAAAATGACTTACAGCGTGAATTGAATGATGCTGGTGACGAGATTGAAAATGTTGACACTGCGTTTGAATTGGAAGAAAACTTTACGTTGAAGTTTGCGCAGACATTATTCCAAGTTCTTAAAGACAATGAGTTTTTTGGTATCGCAGATGTGCAACCGCAAAATAACAATGAGCGACCACAAGATGACGTATATAATAAAATTGTATAATTACTAAAATGTTTAACTTCACTACAAATAAAATCCCGCAGGAAAAGGTTGAAGAAAAGTTTGGACGTAATGCGAAGATACTTGAAGAGTTCGCAAAGCGTGTAGATTGGAAAATTGTCGTACGTTTTGTTGCGTATGCACACGGTATTTTACTTGCAATTATTTTTACTACCTTAGTCGTTATCAGATTGGCTTTTGCTATTTTCTAACTATGTATGTAAAGAGGAACGAACAATACCACGAAGCATATACCGTAGAGCAGATTAAAAAAGTGGTATGGAGTATGATTATATTGCCGCCAGAAGAAAAAGAAATTGCTGGTATTCCGTTTTTAGTGAAGCCACAAGAAATAGATGAGAATATAAACCGTAACCATTTTTTCACTGATATGTTAAGTAGGTTGCGAGCAAGTGAATTAAATGAAAAACCGATATGCCAAAACCCACAATCTCAAAATTAGATGTATCAAGTATTCCGACAGAAGCACGTATTAAAGAGATGCTTGTTTATGTGCAGAAGTTGAATACCGAAGTGCAAGGGATTGTGTTGAAAAGTTTGAACTTGAAATTAGACGATGCAAACCTTAAAAAACAAATATCTGCTATTCAAGGATTGGCGAGTGCTTCTGAAACGCAGTTGAGAGAGTGGTTGATAAAGAATATACCGCAACAATATGTTGATGGTATGAACATTACGAATGGTGCGTCTGGTGAAAATAAAATTGACTTTGCAGATTTTCAAAAAAGTGATGCGTTTGTGTTTCATCGTGATGCTATAAACTTATTACTCAAAGATAGTTATTTAGAGTTTGCGAATACAATGACTGGATTGGTGCGTGGTGCTGAAAAAACTTTGAATGAAGTTGCAAAGCGACAGATACGTAGTAAAATAGTTGTAGGTGAAATTGTTGGGTCTGATGTCCGTACGATTGCGAGAGATATTAAGCAAGGACTGCAAGAGCAAGGGTTTAATATAATGTTTAATAAATCTGGTAGACGTGTTGACTTACCTACATATTCTGAAATGCTTGCACGTACACAATTAGTGAGAACAGCTAATGAGGGAGTGATAAACCGAATGACTGAAACAGGTAATGACATTGTAGAGTGGAGTGCATTTGAAGATGAAAGAGAATGTCCTATCTGTGGAAAACTTGATGGACAGATTTTTTCAATTTCTGGTGACAGTGAAAATTACAAGCAATTACCTGATATTCCTGCGCACCCGAACTGTCGTTGTGCATTATTGCCAAGACCAGAATTGAGTGGATAGTGTGTTGACAAGATTGTAAGGTTTGCTAAAATGAGTGTATAAATTGTTTGGTGTGCTTTTAAGAACACCGCACAGTTGGGTGAACTGTATAAAACACTCATAGGGTTAGTCACCCTTAATAAAAATAAAGACAACAAATATGTTGATACAAAAAGACGGAAAGTATTTTCAGTCGGACGATAAAGGTGAATTGCTTTTGAATGATAAGCAAGAACCCATTGAAGCGTCCCCAGAAGATGTACAAAAGTTTCTTGACGAAGAAGCGGCAAAGAATAATCCTGACAATCCTGATGCCACAGAACATCAAGATGATAGGGATAAAAAAGGTGACGAAGTTCCGCCAGCGAACGAAGATAAGCCCGATGTCGTAAATATGTCGGAAGACGATATTGCGAAAGAGGCAGAAAATAGTCCTGTGTTGGCACGTGTCCTTGCTGAACGCAATGAGGCACAACGGAAACTTTCTGATGCTGAAACAAATCATCAGAAAGAACTTGACGAACTTGCGAAGAACGATAAAGGTTTCGGTTCTCTCTATAAAACAGAGGTGGAAAAGAATACGAAACTTGAAAGTGAATTGAATAAAGCCAATTCATTATTGAGAGAATATAAAACATCTCTTGATAACGTTGTGAGTGAGTTCTTAAAGTATATTCCGAAAGAGAAACAGTCGCTTATTCCTGCTGACTATTCTGCGAAAAAGAAATTGGAGTATATCTTGTCAAATGCTACCGCTTTGAATGTTGACAGTATTCTTGTTAAGGGTAGTAAAGTTCCAAAGAACGAAAACGAACCCGAACTCTCTCGTGAGCAAACGCTTGTGAAAGAGATAAATGAGTTGATGGCAAAACCAAAATTGACACCAACCGAGCAGTCCCTCTTGAATGAAAAATCAAGGGAACTGAAAAGTATTAGAGGTATCAAATAATTAGTAATTTAATCTTTTTCTACTACTATGGATTTAGGACTTCATACAACGTTGTCTGACGCAAACAGCAAACTTGACCCCGAAGTAATTGCAGTCGCAAAACAGGTGTCACCTAACCTTTCCGATGCGTTCGGAAAAGTATGGGATTTGTTCTCTGTGCGTCAAGCACCGTTTGAAACTGATAAGTTTCAGGTTTTAGCACGAACCTTTACACAACCCGAAGTTGTAGTGCAAGCGTCTGGTTCAGGCGCAGATTGGGACACTAACAGCGACATCACTGCCCTCCCTGTTTCATCGGGAACGATTGACCGCATTACCATTGGTGATGTGTTGCAGGTAGAAAGTGAAATTGTTGTTGTTAAAAGCGTAGACCGCAGTGGTAATACCATTGATGTCTATGAGCGTGGTGCTGGTGAAAGCGCCGCCGCCGCACACGGAACTGCCGCTATTACCGCTTTGGTAATTGGACACTCCGCACGTGAGGGACGAGTAGATGTAGAGTCACTTTCTGAAACTACGGAAGTGATTGACAACTACTGCCAGTTGGTTGAAGAAAGTATTGACCTTTCATTTGCCGATAGCGAACAAGCACGTAAAACTGGACGAACCGAAGATACTTTGAAAGCGGAAGCGATGACACGTGTTATGCGTAAATTAGCACGTACTGCGATTTACGGAGTTGCTCGTGAGAACACATCAACTATTCCTGCGCTCACTCGTGGGTTGCTTGGCTGGTTGACGTACTCTGGTGCAATCACCACGAACGTAGGAGGTGCGTTTACCGAAGATGCTCTCTTAGACATCTTGCAGGACGTTCGTATCAAAGGAGGTACAATCAATGCAATCGTAATGAGCGTTGAAAACAAAAAGGTCTTTAATATGTTTGACGGTGCAGGTATTACTTCGGTAATGCGTGATGCTGAAAAGCGTATGGCTGGACGTATTGTTGATGTATATTTGGCTGACGGTTTTGGTGAAATCCCAGTAATCGTTGACTTGGATATGCCGAACGATAAAGTTGCAGTAGTGAATACCAATAAACTCTCAAAGGGTTGGAAGATGAACGATGAGTTGCGCTTCGTTGATGAGGGTAATGTTTCATCTCGTGAGAAGAAACAAACCTTGCAAGGGAAGTTTGGATTGGCTGTTGAGGGAGTTGGTACTACTCACGGTGTGTTGACTGGACTTACTACTGGACAGTCAGGGTCTTAGTTGAACTGAAAGGGGGCAGGGTATAATTGCTCTGCCCCCTCTTGGTATTAAAAAGTAATAATTGTTTCTACTACTATGAACAAAAATGAATTAAAAAAGTTGGATATTGAAGCGTTAGTAAAATTGGCTACTGAAAAAGGTGTTACCGTACCAGATGGTGCGAGTAAAAAAGATGTTATTGACTTGATTGTGGTTGCTGAAAAAGCGTCAAAGCCAGAGAATAAAACCACAAGCAACGAACCGAAGAAAGATGTCATTTATTATTTGTTAAAGGTAAAGTGTTTCGTGTCCTCAACCGAAACGTGGCAGAAAGGATTGTACCGTGTCACTCGTCCTATCGCACGATTAGATGGTTCAAGCAAAGAATACGTTGAACGATTTGATGGTACTATCCCAGAAACTTCTATTATGGAAATTGCTAAAATGTTTGGAGTTTCAACCCATTACTACGAGGGAAACAAACACGTGAATAAAAAGCCAGAGGAAATCTTAAATGCCGTTGCCATTGATAAATAACTTCTATGATACAAAAGCGTAAATCAAAAAAGGGCGAAGTGCCTGTCGTAAAGCGCAAGAAGAAAAAGCGCACTACGATAATAAGCAATTCATAACCTATGTATACCGACCAAGCAACTATTGAAAGTCATCTCGGAGTTACCTTTGCGTCTTCTGCTTTGGCTTTTCTTACTCTCGCAATAAACGCTGTTGATGAATACATTAACACTGAAACTGGAACATCTTTTGGTGAACCAGAAGAATACGAGGAAGAAACAATGAAGTACGATGGTAATGATAAAGAGTGGCTTGAAATAGATGACGTATGTGAAATCTCAAAAGTGACTATTGATGGAGTTGAGCAAGTTGCGGGAACTGACTACGTTGCATATCCAGCGAATGAAACACCTAAACAGTATATTCGCTTGATAAATGAAACGCCTAAGAACTCACGACTTATGAAATCAGCACCGTTTGTATTCACAAAGGGAGTACAAAACATTGAAGTGACTGGTAAGTTCTATTATTCGGAGGAAGTACCAAACGCTATAAAAGTTTGCGCTACGTTATTGGTTGGTGCATTAGTAAAAAACGCTGTTAATAATGCTGGTACTCGTGTAATAGCAAGTGAGAGTATCGGTGACTATAACGTATCGTACGAGAGTATTGCGACTGCCGCAGAAACGGTAAATGCGAGTGCTTTCCTTTCACAGTTCATAAGACCAGTGAGAAGTGAGAGTGGTTTTATCGTTTAATTTCGTATGACATTTTCAACTTTGTTAAATAAAACGTGTACTATACAGAAACAAACTAAGACCCAAACTGGCACTGGTTCTGTTTCAGTATCGTGGACGACAAGAGCGTCTGGTGTAAAAACAAGATGCTCACCGCAACGAAGTGCTGGTGTATCAAACGAATTAGGTACGGTGACAGTCGTGAACTATAACTTTTACTTTGAACCGACAGTGACGATTGAGCAAAGTGACCGCATATATTTTGAAAGTGAGTATTACGAGATAACGCTTGTTTCAAAAGTAAGCAACAATCATCACATTGAAGTTCTTACAAGTAAGGTTTCACTGCAATGAGCATAGTAAACTTTCAACAGTTCTTTAAGAAGATTGATGTAGAGCGTAAAGTTGCTGATGTTGTTAAAGACAATATGGACAATCTTGCGCTTATGTTTGAGGCGGAAGTGAAAGAACGTACACCTGTACGAACTGGTCGCTTGAAAAACTCAATGGTCGGTGAAGTGACTGGTGCGTTCTCTGCACGAGTTTCTACAAACGTAGTGTATGCGCCATACGTTGAGTATGGTACATCACGTTCAGAACCGAGAGCAATGATACGCAATGGTGCAGAAAGTATGAAAACCAAAGGTCTTGATTTTCTGAAAGATAAACTTAAAAACCTTTCGTAATATGTTAGAGGAAGCATTGTATACAACTTTGAAAAATGATGCGGATATTTCCGCAAAAGTAAAAGATGGAAGTGTCTATCATATCTATCCGCTTCGTTTCCCAGAGGGTCTGACATTAACGAACGGCTATGCGCTTACCTATACAGAAATCAGCCAAGAGTTAAATTATCCGTTGGTGCGACAAAGTATTTTTCAGATAAATGCTTTTGGTGATACGTTTGAGAAAGCACGTAATCTCGCTGATGATGTGTTTGACGCATTAAATGATTTGTCTGAAATGTTATTAGGAGGTACGTACCCGATAAACTATATTAAGTTCAGAAACCGTCAAGCATTGTTTGATGCAACTGCAAAGTTATGGTATTATTCGGTAGACGTAGCAATTAAGTATTAACCAGAACGCTTATGAGCAAAACAGAAAAAAAGATTGATAAAGAGGTTGCAACTGAAAGCGTAGAACCGAAAAAGAAAACGGCAAATGTAATAGAGTTGGAGTGTATAAAAAATACATTCTTACCAGATGGTACTTTCGTAGGCGTTGGTTCACATATCAAAGTCGGTGTGGATTACGCAGAGAAAGTGATTGTTGAAAAAAGTAGTCCGTTCAAATTAGTAAAAAAATAATTTTTAAGTATGAGCCAAACAACTATTCAAAAGGCAGAAGCAATCCGCAAGGGTTCTGTAAAGGTTGAAATCGGTGACGATTTTAACACGTTGGTAGACATCGGTGCTATTCGTGACCCAAAATTAACCTCAATGGTTGAACCGCAAAACATTGAGTTTGATAATGCCGATGATTTACGACAATTCGCAGAGGGGGACAAGGTTCAGTTTTCATTCGTGTTGACTGAAATAAATCTCACAAATCTTGCGAAGTTTGATGGTGGATTGATAAACATTTCAACCACTGCGGCAAGTCCAGTTTCGGTGACAAATGAAATCATTGCTGTTGCTACCGATACCGCTATACGACTTGCGCATAAAAATGGTGCAAATACTAAGGTGACTATCAGCGCAGTCAATGTGGCTGGTGGTGGTGCATCAAAAGTTGAGGGAACTGATTATGAAACGTTCGTAGACGCAGATGGGTATACGAACATCGTACCGATTGGTACTGTGTCCGCATCGTGGGAAGTTGACTATACCTACACTCCGAATGCTTCAAAAACGATAACCTTTAACAAAATCGGAACAAAGACCTTGAAAGTTTTGCGTGTGTCAAATACTGATGCGAACAGCAAGACCTTAAAAGTTGATATTGAAAACGTAACGAACATTCAAGCGCCTGCGATTGATTTTGCTGGTGACGATGAAGCGGAAGTTGCGACACTCCCGATTACCTTAGAGGGGTACATTGTTGAAATTGTTGACGAACAACAAACTACCTAAGGGTAGCCAGAAATAACCAAAAAGACCCTGTTTCAGTGCTTGTTTTTAGAAGAAACCGCCTGAAATGGGGTCTGGCTGGTGAGTTTCATAGGTAAGTAATACCTTTTATCATTAAATATACTGCGATGCAGTATAAAGGCATATAGAGCGATTATGGCAAAACTTGATTTATATAGCGGAAGAACACCTCACGAGATAGATGTAGACATAAACGGTGAGGCAAAATCTTTCAAAATACCGTCTGACTATACCGTTGAAGAAACCGAGCGTATCTTAGAAATTGAAGACCGCATCAGTAAGGAGGTAGACAAGACAGGTCGCTTTAATTTATTGATTGAGCAAATTGCCGTTGCCTTTCAACACTATGATAAAGATATTACGATTGAGTACCTTAAAAGTATTTTGACCCCAGCAGACGTTCTTAGGATTGCTGGATTTATGGCTGACAACAGCGTTGCTGTTTCACAAAAAACAGAAGATGCTGAAATCAAAGAAGAGGGTAAAAAAAAAATCCAAAAGAACGCCTAAAAGCAGTTAGAGGCGTTTTAGTTTTTATGGTTCGGTATGGGTTTTCGTTATCTGATTTAAGAAACCTGTACATTGATGAATTGTATGCGTTCTTTGAAGAGTTAATTTTCATACTGGAAAAAGAGGGCGTTATGCAAAAAGGTGCTACTGATAAATTGAAAGGTACGTCAACCGTAGACCAGTTGCGAAAACAACTGCGAGGATTAAAGTTACGATAATATGCAAATAGGTGAACTTATTTACAAATTAGGAGTTGACGTTAGCGGAATTGGTGGCTCTCTTTCAAAAGCGGAGGCGCAGATTTCGTCTTTCGGAAACAAAATTGGCTCTGCCTTTAAGACACAGGCAGGTCAAGTTTTTTCTGGTGTTGCCGCTTGGGATATGTTGAAGCAAGGTGCGCAAAAAGCATTTGATATTTTGAAAGATGGAGTGCAGGGCGCTCTTGATGACAGCAAAAAATTAAACGAAACGAAGTCAATCATAAAGGCGCTTGGTATGTCGTGGGAAGATGTCGGTGCGCAAATGGAAGAGTTTGGAAATAAAATGTTGCAACTTGGTTTAGATGATGAAACAGCAAACTTACAAACTGCTCGTTTTGCACAACGATTGAAAGGTGATTTGGCTGGTGCATTTGAGATGACAAAACTTTCTGCTGATTTAGCCGCAAGCGGTTTCGGTACTATGCAAGAGAACGCAGACCGTCTTGAAAAGGTTTTGTCTGGTAGAGGAATGAGGGCAATGGTGGAGTATGGTATTGTCATAAAAGATAATGCTACTGTTGCAGAACAGTTAGCCGCTATTCATAACAGAGTTACGAGAACCGCAGAAGATTTTGCAAACTCCACAGAGGGACGAGTTCAAAAAGTTAAACAAGCGTATGATGAATTAAAAAGCGCTCTTGGAAAAGGAGTGCTTATTGCGTTTAGTGATTTAGCGAAAGGCATATCTGATACGTCTGGTGATTTGGTAACGAACCAGCAAAAGATGGAAGCGCTTGCAAAGACCGCATATCAATTAGCGAATGGTATTGCCGCAATAGGTGCTGGAATTGTATTGTCTATGAAGTCAATACCGTCATTGAGTAAAACTTTTGAGTTGGCTTTTAATAAAATAGGTTCTACTGTTTTTGGTGATGACGATGAGTTAAAAAAGCGAAGAGAAGAACTCTTGAAAGATTTGTCTGGTACGCAAGATGTTGTAAATATGTTAATGGAAAGTTTAGATAAAGCCGCAAGTGGGAAAGGATTTGAGAGTTCATTAAAGGCAATGCAAGATATAGACGCAAAAGCAAAAAGCGTTAGTTCTTCTACTTCTGAACTTACACAAGACGAACTTGATGCGGCAGAAGCGGCAAAAAAAATGGGTGAGGAACAGAAAAAAGCATTTGAGGCATTTCAGGGTAAGTTGCTTGACGTACGTGATAGTGTGCGTGATTTGGCTGATGATATAAAAAACAAACTCACCGAAAACTTTAAGAACTTCAAAAAGGAATTAAGTGATGAAGTTAAAACTGGTTCTGAAAATCTCGCTGATATTGTCGTTAATGCAGAAGCAAGAATGAAAGAAATAAACAAAGAGATTGATAAGGAACAGCAACGTATCAATGAACAGTCAAGTAGCGGTGGTAGTGTTGATTATTCACGTATCAATGAATTAAAAGATGAGTTCGCAGAAAAGCGTAAAATCTTAGACGATTATAGTTCATTTCAAACACGTCTGAATGAACGACTTGCCGCACAACAGAAAACTATTGACGACCTCACCTTAAAAGCAAGTAGTGAAACTGATGTTGTAAAAAAAGCATCTTTGGAGGGTGAGATAGAAGCACGACAAATGGTATTAGACCAAACGAAAGGATTGGCAGATTTGGACAAAACCGTTGCCGATGCACGTAAAACAGCACAACTTACCGAGTTTCAGCAAGCAGAAGAAAATATCTATAAACAGATTGATTTGAAAACCAATGCGTTTATTACGGAAGTTTCTCAAATGAAAGAAAAACTTGTTATAGCGCAGGAAGTTGAAACAAGTATCACACAGTTTTATTCTGAACAGACAGCAGTACGTCAGGGAGTTATAGACCAATTTGCCGTCAGCACGATAGCACAAATGCAACGGATTGGCGCAGAAGCAAAATCTGCTATGTCTGCGTTATCACAGTTGCAGTCGCTTCAATCAAGGTCTGGGCTTGGTAAGGCGATGGGTGGCTATACGGTTGGCGGTGAAATGGTACACGGAGGTGAGTATGTAATACCTCGCTGGTTGGTTAGCAGATATTCTGGGCTTGTTAGCCAATTAGAGGGCGCACGTACTGGTGGGGGAATGGTATCAAATAAAAACATAAGCGCACCAGTTACTATCGTTGCAAACATTGACGGTGCGGTAGATATGCGAACGATAGGAAGTGAGTTGGCTTTTGAAATATCAAAATTGTAAAAGTAATAAAAATAACTTATGAATGATAATGAAATACATCAAACTGAAACGGTATCTAAGACGGAAAGTATAGTACAAAAGACGCTGGTAAAAGACGGAAAGTTTTATATCACGTTATTTTTGGCTGGTACTGGATTTGCTTTTTGGATATATAATATGTTTTTCAGTCCTATGAAAGGATACGATAAAGACATAGCACTTATACAGCAAGAAATATCCAGTATAAAAGAAAATCATCTTACTCATTTGCAGAGTTCTTATGAAACTTTGAGCAAAGATGTAAAGGATATTGAAAAAGCACAGAATGATATAAACGTAAATATCGGTAAAATAATGACGAAGTTGGATATTAAAAAATAACACTACGATGATTTCTTACGAATATACATTAACGAATAGGGACGGTTTGTCTGTTGTATTAAATGATATGAGTACCGACCCAGATAATTTCGTGGCACTTCAAGAGTACCCTGTTTTTGACGTTGATGTAAAAGGTAAGGATATTGATAAAGAGGGGCAACACGGTGTGTGGGATTTCTTCTCGTTCTATGGCAAGAGGGCGATTTCTTTTACTGGCGTAATAGTTGGTGAAACGGAAGCGGACGTAGAACGATTGAAAAAATTGATTTTACAGGTGACTGCGTTGCCCGCACAACCAAGTACGACACGTGATGGATTAGTTCTTGTTGAGTGGACTGATGCGGCTGGTGATGAGTGGCAGATTTATGCAAAACTTGATAGAGCGATACGATTTGAAAGACCTATGAAAAGTCCGTTGAAACTTGGTTTTGTTCTTACGATGAAAGCGCCAGACCCTACGATTGAAAGTCAGACGATTATTGTTGATAACGGAGTAAGAGGTTGGCAAACTGGAAGTTTTATCGTACCAGCAGAATTACCATTAACTATTGACCTTGTTTATGAAAATACGCTTATTGTCAGTAACGATGGCAATACTGATGCTCATACTATTATTAGGATTTATGGCGGAAGTGGCGGAATAACGAACCCTGAAATTAAAAATCTTACGACTGGAAAGTCCTTTAAGGTGAACACTACTATTGCAAGCGTTAGTGATTATATTGAAATTGATAGCAAAAACGGTACTGTTGTAGACCAAGATGGAGTTGATTTAAGTGGTGATGTTGATAGCGCAAGTGATTTTATATTACTGCTCGTTGGTGATAATGAATTGGTGTTTTTGTCAGATGAAAGTTCTGGTGTCACAAGTCCAGTGACTACCTTTACCGAACCTACGGAAGTATTTGACGTATCGCATCGTGACCCAATTTTGTAAATATGAAACAAATAAAAGTTTACGATAAAGATTTTAATGCACTCACTACTTTTAATAGGGGTGAGTTTGTGCAGTTGGATTATTCAGATGTTGTCAGCCAAGTTGGCGATGCTTCTTTTACTCTCAAACTTGATAACACAAAAGTGACCGAAGCAAATGTACGTAATCTTAACCGTATTGAGATTATTGAAGATGGCACGGTTCGTTGGGTTGGTTTTATACTGCGCAAAACGATTTCTTTTGATACGGTAAAGGTTCGTTGTCAGTCATTGATTGGTATATTAAAAAAACGGCTTGTTGGTTCTTCATACACATTGAACGGTGCGGTAGATGTGCAATTACAAGCCCTGCTCACGGCTATAAACGCAACAGAGGATACTGGTATATCGTATGGCGATTGCGACATTACTACGGCTATAAATCTTACGTTTAGTAGAAATGATGTATATAACGTTATTACTCAAATAGCGAACGCTGTTGATGGTGAGTTTATTGTTGGTACTGATAGAAAATTGTACCTCAAAACTAACGTGGGTACTGATTTGAGTTCTTCGGTGGTTTTGGAGTATGATGTTAATAGAGTAAGTGCCGCAGATATTTTGAACTTTAATGTTGATGACGATGGCGATAAAATCGTTACGACAGTATACGGTACTGCGCCATCATATACGTCCACCCAGGGTGATGCTTCTTTAATAGCAAAGTTTGGGCTTGTGGAAAAGTCATCATGACAGAGTTCTGCAAATACACAAACTGATTTAGACAATCTTACTGCGGCTGTTTTGCAAGATACTGTTTATGCGCCTGAAATGAAACTTGTGCCTACTGTTGAGGATAATTTCGTTATTGGTGACATAGTGCATATACGAATAAAAAACAAGTTAGTTGACATAGAGGGGGACTACAAAGTTCTTTCAAAAAGTGTTAGTATAGAGGGTGAGCAGAAATTGATGACATTGAAAATAAACGAACTCCCTCAAAACGTTGCGAATGATATTGCGGATTTACGCAATAGAGTAGAGGTTTTAGAAAATAATTAAACAATCGTATGTTAAAAACATATTTTATCAATTCAACAGAGGCGAATTATACCGATGAAGAATTAAGTTGGTTTCAAAAGTTTTTATTAAGCGCTGGTATTATAGGCGATAGTTCTGGTAATCTTGGTTTTGCCGTTACCGCAAACTCACCTGCCGCTATGAATGTTTTGGTCGCTATTGGACAAGCGCTTGTTTCAATTACGAAAGACAGTAGAACTTTTAAGGTTGTCGTTGAGAATAGTGCGCAAGCAACCGTTACCGTTCCAGCAAATAGTAGCGGTGCGAACCGTGTAGATGCAATAATTATCAGAGTTGATAAAGATGCAGAGCCAAACGCTTTGAAAAATAATATCGCAACCATAGAGTTGGTGACTGGTACTGGTACATCTGCATTGAGTGATGCCGCTATAACATCTGCTGTTGGTAGCGATGGGTGGGTTCGCCTCGCAAATATCACTGTATCAAACGGTGCGACTTCAATAGTAAGTGGTGATATAGCAGATGTTCGTACAAAGATTGCGTTTAATAGTGCTGTCACTGTAAGCTCTGGCGCTTCATATAATCCACTTGCTGCATCTGCGCAAGCAACACCAGATATGACTATTGCGGTTACTGCTGGTGTCGTTAATATCGCTGGTGTTACTGTAAAATATGCTGGTGGTAATAGTTCTACATTTACCGCTCCTGTATCAAATAAACGAATTGATTTGTTATGTTTGAATATGTCTGGTGCATTGGAGATTGTACAAGGAGTTTCTGGGTCAAGTCCGTCAGCGCCTGCATATCCACAAAATAAGTACGTCATTTGTGAAGTATATTTGAGAAATACATCAACAAGTATTAAGTCAACAGACGATACTTCAAATGGGTATATTTATAGAGATTGTCGTCCATTTTATCAAGATGGGTATGATTTTGGTGATGGTTCTGATGGTGCGCTCTCAATTTCATCTGGTACTACAACGATTGATTTACAAAGTAAAGAGTATGTCGTAAAAAAGTATACATCTATATCTATTACTGGAACTGGTGCTTTGGCATTTAGAAATCCAGCGACACGAGGTACGTTGATTAGGTTTAAGGTGCAAGGTGATGTCACAATTTCTTCAAATGCAAATCCTACTATTGACTTAAACTCGTTAGGGTGTTCGTCTGGGTATGTTCCGTCTTCTTTATTTGGTTGTGGATTTCAGATTGGTATATCAGCTTCAAAACCTAACTATTGTGATAGACAAGGTGGTATTATAGGTCACGGAATGATAAAAGAAAGTTTTAATACAAAAGATACATACAATTTAATTTGTCCGTCTTCTGGGAATGCAACTCACTATAATTGGTGCGGAAGTGGTGTTGGTGGTCGTGGTGCTGGATACTTATTGATGGAAATTGGTGGAAATTATACATTTGGTGCTTCGTCGGTAATTCGTGCCATAGGTGCTGTTGGCGGAAATGGTTGTACTAACTACGATACTGGTGGCGGAGGCGGAGGCGCTGGTGGGACTGTTATTGTCTTGGTTCGTGGCACTATATCTGATAGCGGTACATATACGCTTACTGGTGGCGCCGGTGGTAATGGTGGCGGTGTTAATTCAAGTGCAGGTGCAAACAGTGGTACTGGTGCTGGTGGTGGCGCAAATCGTTATAGTGGTGGATATGGCGGTGGTCATAATACTGCTGGTGGTGCTGGTGAAAATGACGATGGCTCTGGTGGGTCTGGTGGAAGTGGTAAAATGAATACAGGCGGAGGAGGCGGAGGCGCTGGTGGTTGGAAGATGATTAAAAACATATAAAAAATCTATGAGCAAAAATCATAAATTATTGTGTCGTTTCTGTGATAAACAGATTGGCGATATAACATTAGAAGACGGTATCACACCAGAAATGGTCGGCATTTCAGATAATCGTTGTACTGAATGTGAAATAAAATACGGTGCATTGAGGGATATGAACGCATTTTATTCTCAATTTGTTGATGTTACTGGTGCTGGTTTTAATGACCTTATGGCTGAATGTGAATATAAATCAGATAAGTTTGTTGAAAAAATGTTTTTGATTAAACCCGCCATTGTTATGAATGATGAGGCGATTTCACCGCATCTTATCCAAAAAGTTGAAGAGAAGTGTATGAAAATTGGTATTGATAAAATGAGTAAAGTGAATAGATTTGGAGTTCTTTGGCAAGCAAAGAAACAAGAATTGAACCTTTTTGAATATAACGGTGATTTGAAAAAGAAAGTTTCCGAACTTAAAAAACTTAGTGAAGAGCCACAAGGCGAACCAGTAACAGAAAACTAAAATGAACATATTATCTTTATTGCAAAAATTATTCGTAAAGCCGATTGATACTGGACTTCGTGAAGACCCACGTAGTCAAGAAGAAAAGGATAAGGACTACTCAAACAAAGAGCGTGTCCTTTCTGGTGCTTCTATTGACGAAAGTTTTAGTAATAAACGTATTACACAATCCCCCTATCCGATAGTGTGGCAAAAATATGTTGGCTCTTGTGTGATGCACGGAGTATCTCTTGCATACGGTATTGAGAAATTGAATGATAAGAATGAGTTTACGAATGTTTCAAAACTTTTTCCGTATCGTTTACGTGCAAACTATCCGAACGCTGGGACGTATCTGCCTAACGCATTTCAGATTTTCTCTTCTGTTGGTTCACCGTTGTATGCCACCGTTCCAAACGTAGATACGGAAGAAGAGGCGACTGCATATACACCCACACAGCAACAGTACAAAGAGGCGTTGATAAACAGAGGATTGACGTATTGGTTTTTAAGTAATCCACGTGATATAAATGAAATTGCGCAAGTTGCTCAAAATAAGCACGGAGTTGCTATTTGTATTTTTGCAAGTCAAAAGGAATGGAGTATGGAAGTTCCCGCAGTGTTGGATAGTTCACTTACAAGAGAGAACGCTTATGTGCGACATTGTATTTGTGTACTCCCGAAGTCAGGTCATATCATAAACGGAGTTAAATATGTGACTATCCAAGACAGTTCACCGTTTGGTGGTATCTATTTGAGGCATTTGTCGGAGGACTTCATAAAATCACGTGCCTACCCAGAAAAAGAATACGCAGGATATTGGGACACACTTAAAGTTCTTGGCACTGGTGAAAAACCAAAGTATACGTTTACGAAAGTTCTCAAAGTAGGTTCTTCTTCTGATGAAGTTAAACAAATGCAGAAGTTGCTTATCTCGGAGGGGTTGTTAGCAGATGATTGTGCCACTGGATATTTTGGAGGATATACGCTCGCAGGAGTTCGTGCATTTCAGAATAAATATGCCGATGAAATACTTACACCAATAGGACTTACCGAACCTACAAATGTTTGGGGAAGCCAATGTATTGCGAAAGCAAACAAGTTGTGTAAGTAAAAGGTCGTAGTAATAACACATACCTATATGTCAAAAGAAACATTGAAAAGATATGCGTGGTCGTCTTTAATTTCTTTTATTGCTGGTTTTGGTGCATCAATTTTCGGTATTCTTTCAAGCGTTGATGTGACTACACTTGATTTAAGTGGTATCTCGTGGAAGTTGGTTGGAAGTGCTGTGGTTGGTCTTATCGTTGCTGGTTTTCGTGGTGGAGTTAAAGCGCTCATTGAATACGTGAAATCAAAGATTGGTAATATCGTTATTGAATAAACAAAAAAGCAGTCAGGTGTAGTTGACTGCTTTTTCAAACCGAACTTTATGTCCTAAGTGGAACTTCGGTACAACATTTCTGTTGTTTCGTATGATATAACGAAAAAGTGTCAATAGTGTTACAGTTGTCAAGTTTGTGAATTGGTTGCTATGTATTCGTGAGGGTACATAGCGACCAGAACATAAACAACTTAATAGGTGAAGTATGAACGAGATAAAACCAAATTGGGTAGGTATTCGTATTATGGCTATTAAAGGTTCAGGGAAGTCAAACGAAGAGTTTATTTGTAACTCTTGTGAAGTTCCCTGTGTCAAAATAAAGCCATTAGGTTATGAACCTACAACGTGTATCAATTCACGCAAACGGCAGAAGAACGAGCAGACGCTATCCGTTGAAAATGTCGCTTTGCAACACTGACGCTATAAGCGTACAAGGGGCTATATGCCCCTCTTTTTATTATTTGATATTCCCCTATCGCAATTTTGAGCGATTTTGAGCGTCTATATGTTATCTATATTGTAGATGTCCCCT